AATAGTTTCATCTAATATCCTTTTTCTGTATTATACTCTATTGATGACACAAAGTCAAGGTTTTTCTATTATTTTCTATTATTTTATAAGGTTTTCAATGTTGTTAAGGATATATTTTTGAAGTATTATTTAATATTTTTAAGAGCTTCAATTATTGCTACACTACTTGACATAGATTTATCAAGTTTCTTTAATATATTACTAATTTGATTCACATTAAGTGCATACACATTTTGATTGAAGCCTGATACAGTAGTTTCAAAAGAGTATAATGAGGTGTCCTCTTCAAGATACTTTATTAAGTCTATATATAATACTTCTAATATTCTTGAAATTGATATACTATCTATGTATAAATTCTGTTTATATTGTAATATATCCACATACTGATTCTTAATCATAACTGATTTAGCTACTCTCAGTCCTTTAAAAAGTATTGTCATCTTTTGTCCTTTTTTTTGCTATAAGAGTAAGCTTAAAGTACTTCTTGCGTAAGCTTAAAGTACTTCTTGCGTAAGCTTAAAGTACTCTAAAATATCATTGACAACTAGTACACTCTTCTATCACTTGTCGAGTAACTTGTGAAGTACCAGCTTCCATAGTGCTACTCCCTCTTTGATAGTACAAAGATTTAATCCCTAGTTTCCAAGCCATCATGTGTAAATCAGACAAATATTGAGCTGAGGGTTTATAAGGTATAAATAAATTAATCGATTGTGCTTGGTCTATTAATTTAGCCCTATCTCCTGCTAATTCTAAAATAGTTTGTTGATTTATTTCATAAGCTGTTTTATATACCGCTTTAGTATAATCATCTAAAAAGTCTAAATGTTGAACTGAACCTTTATTATCTAATATATTCTTCCAAACCTCTTCGGTATTTTTTCCTATTTTTTCTAGGTGTGCAACTAAATATTTATTTTTAATAGTAAACACACCTTGTTTAATTTGTTTAGTGGTTATATTATCAAATATAGGCTCAATACCCATGCTTGTTAAGCCACATAAAGTTGAAATAGAACCTGTTGGGGCAACCGCAGTAACATTTATATTTCTTCTTTTTGAGCCTACTCTTAGAGACATTGGGCAAGGTTGGTTTATACTATCTTGATGTTTATCACTTGCTTCTTTTATTGCTGTAAAAATAGCAATATTTAAACCCCTCGCCATAGGTGACTCAAAAGGTATGTTTTTACTCATTAATAGGGAGTGAAAACCCATATCACCTAAACCTAAATCTCTTGAATCAATAGCACCATTTACAGCTTTTTCATGCCCTTGCATGGTAGAAGCTTGATTTATATAATCTTGTAATACAGCGTCTAAGTAGTCACTACAATCGGCTACAACTTGTTGCAAATCATTTTTATAATCGTCATAAAACTCTAAGTTTAGTGAACCTAAACAACACACTCCATCTTTATCTTCAGTAGTTGGTAGCACAGTCTCTGAACATAAATTTGAAGTCTCTATTCTAGCACCATCTCTTTTAAATTCAATAGGCATATATTTATTACATGTATCAATAAACAAAAGATAAGGATACCCTGTTTGTAAACGAGATTGTAAAATATGACCCCAAAGGTCTCTAGCTTTTATTGTTTCAATTACTTTTTTAGAACTTGGGGAAATTAAATCAAAGTCTCTACCTTGAATAACAGCATTCATAAAAACATNTGATAATTTAACACCAATAGAAAGTTGAGGGGTTCGTTCATTGTGATGTCCTGTCTCTTTTTTTAGATTAATAAAATCAAAAATTTCAGGATGGCTTACATCTAAATAAATAGCTTGGTTAAATCTTCTTACACCCCCCTGAGAGACTGCATTACTTAAAGATTCTTCGGCTTTAATAAAAGGTATAATCCCTGAAGATTCTCCTGTTTTTTTATCACCTTTACTTTTTATTTCTGCATGGACTTCCCTGACTTCAGAGTAATCAGCACCTACTCCACCACCTCCTGCACCTAACATAGCTTTATTGTATAAGCCTGAAAAAATACTTTCTTTTGTGTCAAAAGTTTTTGTCATAAAACAGCTAATAGGTAGCCCTCTAGTAGTTCCTGCGTTGCTACTAATAGGTGTAGCGGGGTGAAACCATCTATTTTTAATATACTTTTGCATTCTTTCAGCTAAATCACCCCTCACATATGATTTTGTGACTCTTAAAAGCCACTCATTGTAAGTCTCATTCTCTAAAAAATAAGACTTTTTGTACACTTCTGCTATAATTGCTTCTCTATTCATCTCTATCCTTTTTTATTTTTATATATGTTCTTAAAGTCTTCCTAAAGTCTTCTTAAAGTCCTCCTAAAGTAACTCATCTTGTTTCTTTATCTATGTTCTTAAAGTCCTCCTAAAGTAATTAATAGAGAAGACTTAACAGTCTTGTTTTACAATTAAAGTCTAAGAAAATCGTTTATTTTTCATACTCTTTTATAAAAGAAACTACAATACTTAAGATACCTTTATCAAAATCTAACACTCTATCATCTTTAAGAGACTCGTAAAGTCTTTTATTTATGATTAAGTATTTAGCTCCTAAGGTAGATTTAAGCAAAGACTGCTCTACTTGTAGTGTTTGGTAAATAATATTTCTACTTACTTTATCTATAACTAGCATTTCCATTTTTTATCCTTTTACTTTATTTTTGCATAATTCTTTAAACCTAGCTTCAAAATTATAAGAAGACCCACTAAATATTTGTACTGTAAAAGAACCAAAAACCTCATATATACCTTTATACCTATTACCATAGTACTTTAGTTGTCCTTCTTTAGCAAAACATTTCCATTTATTCTTAGAAAATACTCCATCCTGTTTTTCCCTAGCTTTGACTATAAGTTGATTATATAACACTATATCAACATTCATTTCTTATCCTTTTTTATTAATTTATAAACCTTAAAAGTAGCTAAAAAAGTAACTAATAAAGTAATCAAATAGAATCCTTAGTTATCTCATAATAATACTTATCAGGTAAAAAATCTGTATGACCCCAATAAGAAAGTTGTTGGTAATAGTCATCTGTTCTTTGGTTAAAAGTTAATTTACCTTTATTAGCTTTTATCATTTGTCTAGCAAATAAAGTTTTAGCTAGGCTTAATCTAGCAGTAGCATAATCTTTCTTTTCAATGGCTTCTATCGTTCTTTTAAACTTCCCAAAACCAACCTCACCTACTTGGTAAGTAAACTCAATAGCAAATAATTGAACACTAGCAGGTTGCTCCTCAAAGTTTTTTATTGCTTTTAAAGCACCTTGTCTAGCAATAGCAATATCATTATTCAAGAAAACCTCACATTCATCGGTTGAGTATTCTCTTACCTCATCCCCTTTTTTTAATAAATGTCCATAACACACAGTACTAAAACCTAAAGAATCATTATAAGGTGAATTTACAAGTCCCTCATGTTTTTTTATGTTATCTCTAAGAGTATCTTCAAAATTATCAAATTGTATTGCTTGGTCTTCTTTATAAAGTAACCTCTGTGTTTTTAAATCTGCTTGACATAATTCTGAATTATTATTCTCTCCACATAAATCATCTATAAAAGGTTCACTTATATTAGATATTATATAACCTGTAGTAAAAGCCATTAAAGCAACAGTGGATAATAATATAACAGGATTTTTTAAGTTTTCCACAGCTAAATCATTATATTTTTTTATTTTTTCTAATAATATTTTATATTTATTAATCATCATCTTCTCCTTTTATTGCTTCAAAATAAAATAAGCAATCGTATTTTTTTGGTTTTATATTAATAGTGTTTAAAAAAGTATTGATGTACTCAGCTAATGAATACATGTACCAATACCTCTCGTTATAACTCCTTAAATTAGATATTTTAAAGGTATCATTCTCTAAAGTGTATAAAGACTCTTTAAAATATAAGCTTGAAACATCCTCTCTTGTTACTTTTAAACTGACATTTAGGTCACACATTTCTGAAATATGTGTGTCTTTTACATTATGTTTTGTAACATTATGTAATAAAATAGAAAAGTTTAATGTATTTTTATTAAAAAAGTCTAACTCATGTTGATATCTAACATCAGCTACTATATTTGTAGCATTAGTATCAAAGTTTTTAAAACATATATTACAGAATACCTCTTTACCAAACTCTTTTAAGAGTTTATCCCCTATTGTTTGGTAAAGTTTTCTATAAAACTCTTTACCTTTTTGTCTCTCTTTTTTTAAAACATCTTCTAAATTGTATTTATCAAACTTAAAATCAGTGAAAGATTCCTCTTTACCAAACAAAACATATTTTTTTAATGGTTCTGCTAAGTGATGAATTTTTATTTGAGTATTTCCTTCACATATAGGCAATACCCTATCCACATTATTATCTTCTTCAAATTCAAAACACAAAGTACCATCCCCATAATTTGTGTAGATAGCTTCTGCTAATGTTGTCTTACCTGAACCTTTTTTGCCGCATAAACATATTGTTTTCATTTAAAAACCTTTCTGTTCATTATATCTTATTTTTTAATGTTTGTCAAGTTTTTTATTTATTAACATAAAAGTCCCTCAATAATAAAATACTTTTTTGTTCTACTACATTTAATGTGTCTTCATTATACTGATTTTTAAAACATAAAATCAAAGAGTGTACTACATCCTCTATCTCAGCGTTTAATAACATAAATGTATCCAGATACCCTGAGTACATTCCATTTTGTTTTTTACTAAACAAACCTACATACCCATAAGTATCATCTTTTGTTAATTCTAATGAAAATAAATCATTTACTTTAATTGTTGTCATTTTTTATCCTTTTAATTTATATTTTATGATTATACTCTTTTTGTGTAACAATGTCAAGAGGTTATTTTGGTATTTTTAAAAGTGTTAAATTTTGTGTCTATAAAGTAAAAGATATATTAAGTTAGGTAGTGTGCTTAAATTGGCTTATAAGAGGGGGTAGAAGACCTTGAAACACCTCTAGGAATAGTAGAGGTTACCCTAACTATAAAAAGAGGTTGTAGTGTTATATATTTTAAGATAAAATTAAGATTTAATAGGATTAAAAAATCCAAAATCAAGTTCATAAAAGTCACCCTCGACTGCATTTGAGTAAGCAGTAACAACAGTAGTGAAGAAATCAGCTTGGGTATCTTTAGTTATCTCATCCATAAATGGCAAAGGATTTTTAACTATTTCAGGGTACTCAGGTTTTAGTGCTAAGTGACCTAGAGCGTTATTAGCACAATATTTAATATACTCTTTTAGTGTGTCTCTGTTAATATGTGTGGGGTTAATGTAGTCCACCAACTCTAATTCATAATTAACAACTCTTCTACCAGCTTCATAAATATTGCCTTTTAACTCATCATCCCATATATCAAGATTCTCTTTGATAAAATCTTTAAATAATTGTGAATTAGTTAAACCATGGTGAAACTCATCTCTTATTGACCATTCAACAATTTTGCACAGACCTTTGAATCTGTTTTGCTCTTGAAAGTGCATAAGCATAGCAAATTGAGCATATAAAGAAACAAGTTCTGTGAAACCCCCATAGACAGCTAACATAAAAGCTATGTCTCTTCTATATTTAGTATCTAATTCTTTTGGGGTTAAAACAGCTTGATAATCTTTAAATCTTTTTACTTTGGCATGTTCAACATACTCAATTTTATCTCTCATTAAAGGTATATTAAGGAAGTCTGTATAAACCTCATCTTTTAATCCTAAGGTCTCCGTAAACTTAGAATAAGCATTAATATGGGTAAATTCTCTATTTAATGCTGTAGCTAACCAAGCTCTTACTTCCGTATGTTTAAATACCTCTAGGAGTTTGATATAACCTCCTCCAACACTTACCTCGTTTTGAGTAAACAATAACATAACATTTTTGATTACTTCTTTATCTTCGTTAGAAGCTTTTTTGTAATCATTCATATCTTCTTTTAGAGGAATCATATTAATATTCCATTCCATGGCTATTGCATGGGTTTCATATTGAGTCCAATAAAAAGGGTATGAAAAACCCTCTTTACCTTTAAATACATTCTCATCTTTTTTTATTAAATTTGTCATTTTTATTCCTTTTTTATTATATATAATTTTGTTACATTTTGTATAATTATAACTTATCTGTTGCGGATAGAAGAGAATCACCTTTTTCAAACAAACATTCAAGCATATTCTCTGAAAGCTCTCTAATTTCAGTTTGGGCATGTTTCCCTGTTCTTAATCTATAAAAGTTACTTTTATCCTCTATATTTGACATAGCCACCCAAAAATGTGTTATAGCACCTTGAGGAATATTGTGTCTAGCTTCCTCCGCTTTTGTGTGTTTTACTAGAGTATCATAAGCACCTAAACAAAAACTTGATAGATTGCTTAAAGTATATTTAGAAAAAGTAAAAGGTACTTTATTATTGCTTGTATATCTTCTTGATAGTTCTTGATAAGAAAAAGTTCTATGTCTCATAAATTGTGAACGAGTTACTAAAGAAGTCTCAATCAGAAAAACATCAAAATGCTCATTGATTATCTCTTGTTCTAATGGGTCAGTATTAAATAACTCTAAATAAGATGTATCTCCTAATACTGTGCTAATAGAGATTAAATTTCTAAGATTAGTGATAACACCCTCTTTTTCGCAACCCCATTTTTTAAGAGGGATATAATTAAAGAATCTAGTAAAAGAATTAATTTGAGCTTTGTTTAATTTAGCTACTGATTTAGCTTCAATTTCCTCTAGTAAAGCAGGTTTAATAAACACAGGGACAAACTCAAAAGATGAGCTTGGCAAACCTATTGACTCNGTATATAATCNATTATATAATTTATCACTATCTAAAGCGTTTGGGTTCGCATAGCACACACTTGCAATAGCTGTAATAGCTCTTACTCGGGCTTCATGGCTTGAATTAGCTCTGCTAAAATCTAATAACACAGCTGTATCTCTATCACTTACAATAGAGTTTTTAAAAGTATCCTTTATTGTGTCTATATACTTCATTATTTTTCCTTTTTTTCTAATAGCAACATGGCAGGTGTTATTTCTTTACTTACAATTCTCTGAATGTCTTTTAAGAATTTTCTATCTAAATCCTCTAAGCGTAAAATATATGAGTCTAAAGAAGTATATTCTCTTTTATTTATCATATATCTTCTACACCCTCTTAAAGCCTCTTTAAGAGTGCCATAATACTTTCTTGTAGTACCTATCTTAACTATAAAGTTATACTCATCTAATTTGTCTATTTCTATGTTATATTGTTTGTCTTCGTACAATGGCATTTTATTTCCTATAATTTTTTAAGATGTTATTACTTCTATATAAAGGCATAATATAATTATCATGACAGAATCTAGTCATAGTATAAATAAAACCATAATCACCTTCTATAATAGGTGTTATGTTTTCATCATTGCTTATATCCATCAAATACTCTTGCAAGAGTTTTAAATCATTACTTAAGTATAAAGAATGGTGAATCGTATTTATTGTTTTTTGTAGTGTATCATCTACTCTTAATACTTCCAGCCCTTGGTATTGGGTCTCAGGTGGTATTAAATAAGAGGGGGTCAGGAACAATAGTTTCATGGATAGCCTTTTTTATTAATTATACCTTATTTTTATCTTTTTGTCAAGTACATATATACACAAAAGTTAAGCTTTAATTAATGTATTTGTTTTTACTATATCATATGGTATAGTACACTTTTTAATAAGTACTTTTTTACTATGGTGGTGATAATAGGTTGTAGTACAAGTAGCAAAAAGAGTACTAGAGATAAGTAAGGGTATAAAAATATATCTCATTTGAGTTCCTTTATTTTTTATTTATTATACCATGTTTTTATAAGCTTGTCAAGTTTGTATTCTTAAATGTTAATTAACTTTGTAAATAGTTTTTAAGGATTATTTAAAGCTTGTCAAGTTTGTATTCTTAAATGTTAATTAACTTTGTAAATAGTTTTCAAGGATTATTTAAAGCTTGTCAAGTTTGTATTCTTAAATGTTAATTAACTTTGTAAATAGTTTTCAAGGATTATTTAAAGCATGTCAAGTTTGTATTCTTAAATGTTAATTAACTTTGTAAATAGTTTTCAAGGGTTATTTAAAGCATGTCAAGTTTGTATGAGGAAGATTAAAGGGGGTATCCCCTTCTTAGTAGTAGTATAAAATAAATTAGAATTTACGAGGATATTTAAGAGGTTTTAAAGCTCTACTTATTACATTTCCTGAAGAATCTGTTACATCAATAATACACATACTTTGTATAGTAGTAAGAGCTTCTGCCACTACAAAAGTATTATCGGTGTTTCTTATTTGAGTAGAAACCTGAATTACTACATCATCACCTACTTGCATAGCTTTAGTAGATTTCATAATTCCTTTGTCTTCATTTGTGTATTTAGTAATAAGCTTCCACACATCATCACCAAAGATAAAAGATGAGGGTTCTTTGGTGATTACTTCTTTGTTTGATGTATTGGTTGACATTTTAAAGGACATTATGCTATACCATTTTCAAATAATCTTTGTCTTAAAAGATATCCTTCTAAAACCCAAATCTTCTCTTTTGCGTCCTTGTAAGCTATCTCTTCACCTATTTTTTCATCAAAGGTTTCAATACTAGCACATGCACTTTGTCCTGTTACACTAAAACCATTTTGTAGAGTAAGGATACAAAAAGTCAAAGTTGAGTTTTCAACTCTTTTGTACTCAATAGCTTTGATAGTGTTATTTATTATTTGAGGTGTTAGCCTTAAATGGGTGGGTTTATTTAGTTTTTGTAGTTTTTTCTCTGTATCATTCGACATTTTAATCCTTCTTATTGATTGCTTGTAAGGTCAAACATTAACCACCTCTTTCTACCTATGGTAGGTGAGCATTACTTAAATCGTATTTTGTAGCCCATCAAAAGATAGGAGTGATATTTTGGTAAACCCTTTTAAGAGTAGTACTATCGAAAGGAGGTCTGAAAGAAAATTAAAAATACTGCTCTTAAAAAGATTTTGGTGGGTAGGCGAGGAGTCAAACCTCAATCTTTACAGTTATGCGCTGAGGGCTTTACCGATTAAGCTACATACCCTTATTTGTAGGTGGTACACAAAGAAAGAATCGCACTTTCATAAGTTTCAAGTTTTTTGGGTGGCTACATCAGCCTGTATGTGAAACTGCTTTACTATTAAGCTATTTGTGTATGGTGTAGTAGGTAGGATTTGAACCTACGAAACATTAGTAACAGATTTACAGTCTGTCTTCTTTAACCACTTGAATACTACTACATTTTATTGGTACACAAAGAAAGAATTGCACTCTCATATACCTCAAAGTTTGCGGGCGAGGTTGCTTTACTATTAAGCTATTTGTGTATGGTGTATGAAGAAAGATTTGCACTTTCATATGCTTCCTGTTTTTTTATCCATTAAAAATGAAGCTACTTTACTGTTAAGATATTCATACACTTTAAATAATTAAAAATGCTCAGGGGGTTGCTCTCGAGCTTAAAATGATTCACCCCTTTGAACACTATAACACAAGGATTAATATATATATGTTATATGAGTATATTATACCTAAATTTTTATACAATGTCAAGGTTTTTATTAAAAATTTTTATAAATTATGATTTTTATGAGTTTACTAAATATGCACCCTAAAAATAAGCTAAAAATATAAATCAAATCAAATTAGAAACTATTGAAAAATAATGCCTAAATCATCAAAAGCCATTTGGTTAAATCTATCTCCTAATACATAAAGGCTACTTTTTGTATTTCTACCTTTCACTGTATAAGCTTTTACACTCTTATTTGCGGAGTCATCTTTATCTTTATGTAATAACAAAAAGTTAGTACATGAATTTAGAAGCTCCGTCGCACCTCTTACAGTTATACTTGCATTATACCCTGTTACACTCAATTCTTTTAGGTTTACTTGAACAGGTGTATAAATAACACAGTTAAACTCTAAAGTAAGTTGGTGTAATTCTAAGGCTAATTCAGTAACTACTTCCCATTTTTGCCTACCTTTTTCACCTTTTACCATATTAGCGTAATCTATGAAAAAATGTTTTTTACCTTGAATACATAAATCTCTAATGCTTAGTATAAGCTCCTCCCTTGTGTGTGGTTTAGATATAATTCTAAGTCTATCCTCTTTAAATGTTTGAATCCATTTATTTATCAAAGGTATTTTAGCTTTATTTCTAAATACATTTGCATACTCAATATTATTAGCGGTACTATAAAGCCTAGCTATTACATCATTATGTGGTAGTTCTAAATTAAAAAGTACTACATCTTGCTTCTGTTGAGTAACCATAAATAATATTTGATTTAATAAAAAAATACTTTTACCACCCCCACTTGCACCCCCTATAAGATTTAAACCCGTAAAATAGAACCCTGCGTCTGTCATACTTCTTATAAAACTAGGGGCTAAGGATTCATCCTCTACTCCGTAAATAGATTGTCTAATATCCTGTGGGGTCTTATTAACACTCAAAGGCTGTTGCATGTTTTTTAAAATATTAGCTAAAGCATTCGTATCTCTTGACTTTGTGGCAGTTATTAGATACTCTAAATTATTATCTATGGTATCTAACCACCATTCATTGGCTAATGTAGTAGCTAAAAACTCAGCTCTATCTAAAGATATAGAGGGTAAACTTTTAAGTATGCTCAATAAAAGTTTAGCTTGACTTTGTTGTGATAAAAAATCCTCTAAAATATGTTTAGATATAGTATTTGAGTTTTTTAAAATGTCTTTTACATGTTTAAATATGATTTGTTCTACCGAATTAGTAAAAAACTTTGGGTCAACTCCTAATAAATCTCTATCACCTCCTATTAGATTGGCTAAAATCTGTTTAGTTGTATTCATTAAAATCCTTTTTATGCGTTATACAAGAGTATTATATACTTTTTATTTAAAAAAGTCAAGGTATTTATATTTTTAATTTGTTTGTTTTGTTTATATAATATGTTTGTTTATATAATTAAGTTAAGAGTAAAAGAAAGTCGATTTATTTATATCTTATGATTATATTCTTAGATTTTATATTCTTATATAAAAAATGGAATAAAAGAGTATAAAAACATAAAAAACAAGATAAAAGGTTATACCATGTTATTCAAAAATATTATAATATTCTCATTATGTGTAATAATACTCACTCTAGTGTATCAAAAAGAATCCTTAAGAAATGAAGTAGTGATAAAGACTTATAGATTAGAGACTTCAGAAACAAAATATAAGAGTCTTTTAAGCACATGTGAAGACACTAATTACCTAGATAGATTAGAAAAATTTAATAAAGACATAAATAAAACTGATTATAATATTACAGATTTAAGCAAAACAAAAGATTTTAACTGTACAGAAGCTGATATTATGCTTGACAGTCTTAAGTGGTAAATATACTCTTAAAGCACTAGAGAGCTACAACCTCTCCTTTTTGATTTCAAGGTCTTCTCTCTTATAAGCTAATTTGAGGTATTGACTTTAAGCAATTAAAAGAGTACTATTATAAAAACAAAATAGAAACAATAAAGAAAAAGGGTAAAAATGGTAAAATATGTTTTGGTATTATTATTAATAGGGTTACAGGGCTGTGCTACTAAGGTTAAAGAAGATGTTATATTTATAAAATGCAAGACTCCTGACATAGCAAAACCTATTATAAATAATTATTCAAGTGGTTCAAGTAGTTCCGAGAAGATTAGAGTGTTGTACAACAACTATATAATTATGAAAGAGTATGCACTAGCTCTTAAAAAAGCTAATGAAGTTTGTAAATAGGTTGTTTTTACATAATATGAGCATAAGCTAAGCATAAGCTAAGAATAATCAAAGCATAAGCTAAGCATATTTGATGAGTAATAAAAGGCAAGAGATTAAAAAGAGGAGAACAAAAACCCATTTTGTTGGGTAGGTCTCCCTGCCTTATCTCTAACAGTAAGTGCAGGGTCATACATTGCTAAGTCCCCTCTAGTATCTTTTAAAGCTGTGTAAACAGCGTAATTACATACAAACACAACACCATCTCTTGGTTCAGGCATATCACCAATTACATGCCCATCTTCATCTACTTGTAAAGGTACATGAGAAGCCTCTAAAACATCTACACCACAAAGCTCTCTAGCTTCACCACCAATCTTAGTTGGGAATTTACCAATGTTTACTAGTACCATTTTATTTCCTTTTTGTTATTATTTTTTGTTGTTATAATCTTTTTAATAGGAGTTTTTAGAATATTCTTTGGGTACTCACCATGTATTCTGAGAATAATCGAAGAATATTTTAAGAATAATCAAAGCATAAGAGAAGCATAAGATAAGCATAAGCTAAGAGTATTTTAAGAATAGTCATAGCATAATCGAGGAGTACGCTATGACTATGTGAGGAATACTCAATGAATACTAAAAAGGAATTTCCTCATCTTCTTCTACCTCTTTTTTAGGGGATTGATAAGTTTTAGTTGATGAGGTATCAGCCCACTCTCTAAATTTTCTCATAGGCTCTCTCGTAATACCTACAGTAGCACCTACATCGGCATGGCTTCTAGTGGTAACACTTAAAATATCCATAACCCATGCAGGATTATATTTGGTAGCAACTTTTATATTTTTAAAAGTAAATAAACTTGAAACTTTAAATTTATTTTCTACTTTAAATTTTTTAAAGCTCTCTTGTAAGTGCATTTTAGCAACACCTTTAAGATATATTACAACAGGTTCAAAATTAGTCATACTTGGTGTTTTAAGCATAAGCAAATAAATATCTGAGTATGTTACTTTTCTACCTGTATCACTTTTATATTGTGAAGCTGTCAAACCTGTAATGCTACAAACTTGTTTGTTAGAGGAATAAACATCCCTATAAATAGGTGTTTTAAAAACTACTTTACCTTGGTCTTCATCAAAAGATGTGATTTGATGGACTACATCCACCACAAAAAATATACCTTCAGAACCATAAACAACCCCTTCTTCAGTAATATTTACTTTATCATCTTTAAAACCTGAAGTAAAAGAACCTTTAGGGATACCATTATCAGCTAAAGCTTCGGAGTAAGTAAACTTCGCAATAGGTAAACCAATACCACCTGTATTACTATCACCGACTATTGCCTGAGCTTCCTCTAGGGTGTACCCAGCTAAAATCAAATCATCAATTGTTAAAATTTCTGTTGCCATTTTGTGTCCTTTTTTATTTTATCTTATACATATGTATAAGATGTAATGTATTATATCATTTTTTATTAAGAAAGTCAAGGTTTTTTTATATTTCTTAATTATTTAACTCGCTGAATAATCTTAAGATAATCATCGAGTACTTATTGAGTATAATCTTAAGATAATCATCGAGTACTTATTGAGTATAATCTTAAGATTATTCAGCGAGTACTTATTGAGTATAATCTTAAGATAATCATCGAGTACTTATTGAGTATAATCTTAAGATAATCATCGAGTACTTATTGAGTATAATCTTAAGATAATCAT